GTTAAGAGATATTTCATCTGGTAGTTCAGGAGATAAAGTTTTCGAAGCTGATTTTGGAACAGAAGGTTTAGATATCTTTGTTCCAGGAAATGGTATTAGATTTGAAAATGGTGTTCATGCAACCATGACTAACACTACATCTCTTACTATTGGCTACACTGGCTAAGGAGATTAAATGGCTAATACTACTTCAGGAACAGTTACGTTCGATAAAACTTTTGCTATTGATGAAATAGTAGAAGAGTCTTTTGAGCGTATTGGGCAACAGAACGTATCTGGTTACCAATTAAAATCTGCAAGAAGATCGTTAAATATCTTGTTTCAAGAATGGGGAAATAGAGGTATTCACTATTGGGAAATAGGTTCTACAAACTTAGACTTAATAGAAGGACAATCTGATTATGATTTTTTTAGGTCAAGTGATGATGGCACAAGTGCTACGACAACTGCTCCAGCAAGTGTGTTCGGTATATCCGATGTATTAGAAGCACAATTAAGATCAAACAGAACTCAAACAACACAATCAGATTCACCAATGACAAAAGTAGATAGATCTACTTATGCAGCATTTTCTAATAAATTATCAAAAGGTACACCTAATCAATATTGGGTAGAAAGATTTATAGATAAAGTTACGATACATATTTATCCAACACCAGATTCAACAAATGCATCTAAAGACATGCACTTCTTTTTTATAAAAAGAATACAAGATGTGGGAGATTACACAAATGCAACAGACGTTCCATTTAGATTTGTCCCTTGTATGGTGTCCGGACTAGCATATTATTTGGCACAAAAATATAATCCACAATTAATTCAACCTATGAAACTAGTTTATGAAGATGAATTAGCTAGAGCATTAGCGGAGGATGGGTCGG